CCTGAAGTTTACGATGTTAAGCTATTAAAGCGTTACATCGCAGAAAGCGAAGACAAGGAAGTCGTTAAAGTGGCTAAAAAGCAACTCAAGCGAATTGAAAATGTCGAAACTGTAAAAACAGATGAGGTTGAAGTTGGCGTCACCATCAAATAGCGAAATTTTAACGTTGTTATACTGCATTGCCCCACAATTTGCAGACCCAACAAGTGAACAGTTGGATTGTTACAACACGATTATAGACGCTCTTAGATGTCAAGTGAACGCAGGGGTCATTGGCTGTTGTACGACATTAGCGTATGTCTACCTATTGGCTCATCTTCTTACATTGCAAGGCAACGCCACTTTAGGCGTTGTCTCTTCAATGTCGGAAGGTCAACTTTCAATCAGTTTCGCTGTGACTTCCGATTCCGCTTTTTTAAACGCAACTCCGTATGGCAAAGCCTACGAAGATTTGATCAAAAGGACTGTGTTTGCTCCTTTTGTGACTAACGTGCCTTCGAATTTCAATCCTTTGGCTTTATATGGCTCGTGCGGATGTTAACGATGTTGACATGGGTTGGAAACGAATTGAAAGTCAATTGCGTGCTTTTGAAAAAGCAAGCGTGCTTGTTGGATTTCAAGAAGGATCGGTAACAAAAACACAAGTCAAAGGGCAAAGGGAAAAAGAAGGAGGACTCAGTATGCCTGAAATCGCATCAGCTAATGAGTTCGGAACTAAAACAATCCCAGCTCGCCCATTTATGCGCACTTCTTTCGATGAAAATTATCGGAAGATAACCAGCCTAATTAACACCCAGTACGATCAAATTTCAGAAGGAAAGTCCTCTGCTGAAAAATCTTTAAACGCTATCGGCGTTATTATGGTCGGTTTAATTCAGCAAAAAATCAGAGCAATAGTTTCTCCACCGAACAGCCCCCGAACAATAGCGATTAAAGGCTCCTCCAAGCCTTTGATCGACTTCGGACAGATGATTCAATCAGTTACCTATAAGGTGCAAAAATGAGTACTCCATTTGAATACTTCCGAAGTCCTATAACCCTAAGAAGACCAGCTCCTGGATCTTACGTTAATGGGCGTTGGGTAGAAGGAGCCACTACAGATTCGACTATCACAGCTTCTATCCAACCTCTTACAGGAGAGGACATGGAAGAGCTTCCTGAAGCTAGAAGGGAAAGCGAAGGTTACAATATGTATACCTCCACACAAGTAAGGACAGTACAAGAAGCAGGAAGCAATCAAAATGCGGATAGGATAGTATTTAATGGAAAAGAATACGAAGTTCATCAAGTGCGACCTTGGCAGAACAACACAAACTTTACGATCGTTAATCATTTTAGATATTTTATTTTGAGGATAGACAACAACTGATGGAAGAATTAGAAAACTTTTTTTTCAAAATCTTGAGCGAAAACAAAAAAGAGATGATAAGTGTTCTCAAAGGAAGTCTCTTAAAAGAAGTTTGTGAATCTTGCTATGAAAAGTTAGTGAAGACCGCTATGGATGGAAAAGAAATAACAGCAGAAGAGCTGTATATTGATATTTTAACAATGTTGGAAAAAGATGCCTCTTAATTTTGAGACAGTTAAAACAAATCTTTATGAGTGGGCTAGTTCGGTTTCGGGTGGTTCGCCTGTTATTGTTTACAATGAAAATTCTCCGAGACCAGCACTACCGTATGTTACTTTGTACTTGCAAAGCCTTGTTCAAATCGGTGATGACTATGTGCCAAGACCTGATGGAATGGGTGCTTTAACTATTGTTGGTGACAGAGAATTCACGCTCCAAGTGCAGGCGTATGGAGGAGACCCGATAACGCTTTTAGAAAATATGCGATCATCTTTGCAAAAGGAAACTGTTTTAGCTACTCTAAGGGAAGATAATATTGTTTTTGTTCAACACAACCCGATAACTGACATCACCCTTTTGCTGGATACTGAATTTGAAGCGAGAGCCAGCATGGATATTTTATTCAGAATTGCTCAAACAGACACAGACAATCACGGTTTAATACTGACCGTAGAAATAGAAGAAAATTTCAGTGATGGACAAAGCACTGTTTATTCAGAAACTGTAACAATAACAGCTCCATAGGAGGAGAAAGATGCCAATCAGCGATATTGTTAATGTCCAGATCACAAGAGAAACCCAGACCGTCTCACAAGCTGGTTTCGGCACTCTAATGATCCTTGGGACTCACAAAGCCTTTAACGACAGAATTAGATATTATTCTAGCATTTCAGAAGTCGCAGAAGATTTTGATTCAAACTCTCTTGAGTACATTGCCGCACAAGACGCCTTTGCTCAGTCTCCAAGACCGACAAGGCTTGCTATCGGTCGTAGAAATGCGGACGATGTGACTATCTTAATTGAAACAGCCCAGTCAGGTTTTGACTACACAACAACGATCAATGGGACAGGAGTGACAATTGATTCGACAGCAGTAGCACAAGAGTCTACGGTCGAATTAGATGCTGACTTGGTAACTTCAAACAGTATTGCAATCACTGTTAATGGAAACGTTTTAACGCCAATCCCATTTAATACAGATCACCTGACAACAATGCAGGATATTCAGACAGCAATTGAAGCCGAGCCGAATATTGATTCTGTTGAAATCACAGACCCAGACAATAGAACATTGATTGTACATTCTGACCCGAATGAAAACGGTATTGTAAACTCGTTTGTCGTCACTGGGGGAGCCACACAGGCAAACGCTACAATTACAAACAACGATCAGCCAGTAACAACGCTGACGATTGCTGATACAATGGTAACAGCGATCAATTCGGCAGCTCTTGGGGTGACAGCAACAGACAATGCTGATGGAACTTATTCCCTCTCTGCCGATGTAGCAGGAACGCCTTACACGCTTTCTGTAAGCACAGACATTGTAAATCCTGTACAGGCTCGTGTAACGGTTACACAAGCACAGCCGAACACAACCTATACAGTGACGATCAACGGTATAGAGACTTCCTACACAACAGGAGTCGAGGTCAACGATAACGAAACCATTGCAGCAGCTCTGGTTCAAGCGATTGACGACAATCCATTAGTTGTCGGTGTAGACGCTACAGATAACTTGGACGGAAGTTTTGAGTTGTCTGGAACCGCATTTTCATTAAATGTTTCGGAAGTTATCTTGGCTAAAAACTTCGGGCTAATTATCCAGCCTTTAACCGCCTCCGCTTCCGTTACTGACGACCTAGATGCTATTCAAAATGCGGATGACGACTGGTACGCTTTGGCTTACACAGGAAGAACGAAGGCTGTAGTCCAGTCTATCGCTGGTTGGGTTGAAGCCAGAACAAAGATATTCGGAACAGCTTCTGACGAGTCAGACATCATTAATGTCGCCGCAGGGACAGACCTGACTTCCATCGCCGCAGTTTTGAACTCTTTAGGTTATGTCCGCACGTTTGTCATGTACCATGATGACGCTGATTCTGACTTTCCTGAATGTGCTTGGTTTGGTAAAACTCTACCAACTCAACCTGGCTCAATCACTTGGAAATTCAAGACGCTGGCAAGCATTACATACAGCGACCTAACAACTACACAGTCCAATAATGCCAGAAATAAAAAGGCGAATACCTATGAGTTCATCGGTGGGGTTGGAATTACTCGTGAAGGAACAATGGCGCAAGGCGAGTTCATTGATGTGATAAGGGGTATCGACTGGCTAACTGCAAGGATTCAGGAATACGTTTATGCGTTGCTGGTTAACAGTCCTAAAGTTCCTTATACAGACGCAGGAATCGCAAGCGTGGAAGCCCAAGTTCGCCGAGCTTTAGACGAAGGCGTTAACAATGATTTCATTGCTGATGACCCACAATACACTGTTTCAGTGCCAAAAGCGGCTGATGTCTCCCCTGCAAATAAAGCAGCGAGACTCTTACAGGATGTAACCTTCCAAGCGACATTGGCTGGTGCTATCCATGCGGTTGAAATCAACGGAACTGTATCGGTTTAACAATAGGAGATTGAAAATGGCAGTCAGAACTTATGACCCAAAACAAGTCGTGGTTTCGATCGGTGGGGTTCCAATGAGCGGTTATGCGGATGGAACTTTCCTTTTGATTGACCGTGACGAAAATGCCTTCACGAAAGTGACAGGTGCAGACGGTGTAACAACAAGGGTTAAATCAAACAACCGATCAGGAACGATGACGCTGACGCTGAAACAAA